CATCTGCCATGCATGCGCAATGCGTGTGGCAGGTGACGTGTGCCCATGTTGTCGTGCGGTCGGCGTGGTGATGAGCATACGGAATCACGGAGGGGCAGTAGGCCCAGTCGTGAGTGTGCCATACGCTGTCGCACGTGTATTATATACTTGGGTTAGAAATAGAATAGTGGACGGGAGACCGTTCATTGATAGATTTCCCACCGCAGCCCCCCCAACCCATCCGCCCAACATTCTTCTACCCCTGGGAGGTCCAGGTGATCTAAATCTCACAAACATCTCAGCACGCACACACTCAGTGACGCATTCGCCCCACAGAGTGTATGCGTTGCGTGACGAAACGTGGTGGGATTTTTTCACCGGGGCCACACCAGATTTCATCAATTCAGACGTGGCCTGGCCACAGTGTCACCAGTACGTGTGCGAGACAAGAGCGGATGTGAACATGCCCAATGGCTTTGTACACACGCTAGCACTCAGCTGGGCGGCACGACAGTCCACGGGAGACAGCGACAGACTGCAACTGAGTGCAGTGTGTGAGAGAGCGAAAAACGTGTGCTTGACACTGAACCTAAACCCGTTTGTGCAAAACAACGCGGTGCGCTATGGGCCTCTCATGGCCTACGCGCTTTGGAAACAGGACGAACACCGAACCAACTCACACTCAAGGAGCATGTGGCTGGAGAGAGGCGCAGCGATGCGTCAACTTCGCAATGCGTGGCTGGTGCGCGTTTTCGCTAGGCTGTCACAGGCTGGCGTCTTCGTGTCAGTGGCCGCGCTCACGTTTTACCTGTTGCACAGGCGGGATGCAGGTGTTGCCAGCACATTGGCATCATCTCTCACCCTGCCAGCAGCAGCTGGAGCGCGCGAAGCAGTTGCTGGTGCAGGTGATCCACAACGTGCGCAGATACAGCGCATGCTTATGCTCGCACTGGCAGCTAATGCGTTGCTGATTGCGCCATGGAAGGAGGAGTACTACATGAAACGAGACGCGGTCCTAGACGGTAGCAAGGTTGTTTACAAGCCTAACTACAATAAGACGTGTCAGTTCATTCTGTACGAGATGCTTGAACACAGCATCATCAATTACTTCCTGAGTGGCGCCACTCCCATCCAAACCATCCAATCATACTCCATACGCCAATTGCCATTTCATCTCATCACTTCGCGGCTGCCTGTGCAGCTAGCCACCACCCTCCACTTCGCGTGGAATGCCAGAGCCGTCGCCACACAGTACAACATGTGGGGAATGACGCTGTTCAGAGGGTTGTGGCTGCTCATTCGGGCGTGGTGGCAGAAGCGAATTCAAACACACGTCCTTGAGACGTCTCGAGCAGTGGGTCCTGAGGAGAAGCGCGGAGCAAGCGTGACGTACCCAGAGACTCCAGTCGGCAATGACGCTGCAAGAGCCGTCCAATTCACATACGGGTTTCAAAATGACAAGTACAGACCAGTGGCGTACGCGCCCAACTATGACAATGAGGTGGTAGCCGTGAAGTGCAGGTTGTTAGCAGCCACGCCAGTGCCAGTGCAGGGAACCATGGACGATTACGTTCGGTTCTGCCGTGCTCACTTGCGTGACTTGCTACCCCGTGCAACTCGCGCGCCCATCGCCCCACTGCCATTTGAAGAGTATCTGCGCATGTCAGGAGCGTCACCAGGTGTGAAGAGGCTACTCAGGAAGACCAGGCAGGCGCTAACACAGCAAGGCATAGACGAACACACGCAACTCACGCGTGAACAGGTGCGACTCTGGTGCCAGCGTAAGGCGTTTGTCAAAGTAGAGAACAACAACTACAGGTCTCCACTGGGCGTGAAGGAAAAAGCGCCAAGGCTTATACAAGGTGCAACCGCCGAGTTCATTTGCTTGGTCGGACCATGGATTGCTGCGTTGCAGCGACGTGTCAAACGGGATCTAGGCGTGAGTAATTTCGCTTGCTTCTCATCTGGCATTTCGGCTCGCAAGCTTGCAACAAAGTTGGCCGATGCAGTAGGTGAGTTCGGTGAGAACGACGTCAGCTCATGGGACGTGTCGAATACGGAACCACTAGCAAACCTTGAGGTCGAATGGGCCCAGGAATGCGGGTGTCCAGTAGGCACGCACCAACTGATGCACGGCAACGTGACCAAGCGTGGCCGAACGTCGAAAGGCATCAAGTACAAAGTCAAAGGCATTCGTGCCTCTGGCGACCCATACACATCACTTTTCAACACCATGCACAACTTATTCATGCACATTTTCTTGTTCTGCAGACACAATCGTGTGTCGCTGCAAGTGGCCCGTGGGGCCATGGTAATGCTCGCCAACGGTGACGACAATGCCATGGTGATTCACGTGAGGCCAGGCATCACAATGCCAGACTTTGTGCGTGGGTTCGCAGAGCTTGGGTTTGAATCAAAGTTCATCAGGCGGGACAGTCTGTACGAGCTGGAATACTGCTCTAACAGGGTGTACCCGGTGCATGGGGGCCATTGTTTTGGACCCATGCCAGGGAAGGTGTTGTGCAAGCTGGGCTACATTATAGACCCGCCACGAAACGTGTCACGCGAAAGCATGATGCGTGGTGTGGCTTTGGGGCTTAAACCAGCTGTTGCACACATCCCCCCCCTCAACACTGTGTGTGAGCGAATCATACAGCTCACATCCAGCCACCAGGCCTACTACTCAAAGCACGAGGAGTGGAAGATGACGTACACGGAGCAGGTGGCGACGCCGGCGACCATGGACGCATTGGGGGTGACATACGGGTGGTCTTATGCTAGCCAGGATTCATTTGCTGCCGAGGTGGCAACCCTGAACCTAGGTGATAGCAGCGACTTTCCTCTGTGGAACCTTCTGTGCAGCCGTGACGCTGGCCACCCATCTCTCTAGTCTGGTTGGCGGGGTTAGGAGCTACCCAACAACAAGCTCGCCCGCTGTGGGATCAGCGGTGCTAACAACCCTAGTTTGGTCGTTCTAGCCTAAAACGCCCCTCTGTCTTGAAAACATAGCGTTACGATAGCCGTGGACCGGCTGTCCGGAACCACGTCAATGACTGCTTACAGGTTGACGTGGCGCCCGGGTGCTGGGAGAAAGGGACCGGAAGTCCATCGAGTATCCTGAAACGGCGACAATAGCGAATTATCCGTCTAAACACTGACATGGCGAACACTGTTAAATTATCTACGCCCCGTATAGCGCTGGCGAGTTGGTGTCACAATTGGCCTCCGCCATGTCAAAATAGGTCGCACTCCACAATGAATCCCTCTAAATCAAACAAAAACAAAACCAAGAAGATCAAATCAGCACTGAAAGCCGTCGAGAAGGCTGTCAGCAAGAAACGCTCAAGCACTCCTGGTCCGACACGAGTGCGCGGACGTGGCAACTACTTCACAGATCCAGGTGAAGGCGGCACATCGTTGGTGAACAAAGGGTTTAACGCCGCGGGGCGTGGCCTTGCCAACATGGTCGGTCTTCCTGAGTTGTCCGGCATGGCCGGCAACGCTGGGTCGTGGTTGTCACGTGTGCTGGGCTTTGGGTCATACAAGATCAGCAAGAATTCGGCGTGTCAGGACGGGTTCAGTAACCTGTCCAACAGCGGTGGACCAAGCAACATACCAGAGTTCGGGAGTACGGCGTCGCGAGGAGCGGTTCGCGTGCGGCATAGGGAATTTGTGACTGACAGTCTGTCGAGTACAACCTTCACGCTGCGCAACTGGCTCATCCATGTCGGAAACCCAACCCTCTGGCCCTGGCTTGCCACGCTGTCGCAAAACTTCGAGGAGGCGCAAATTCATGGATGCCTCCTGGAGTTCAAGCCGACGAGTGCATACGCCGTAGCGGGCACGCAGGCGATGGGAAACATTATCATGGGCACGGACTACGACGTGGTGGATGAAAACGCCACTTCGAAGCGTGAGCTCGAGATTCTGTTGTTCTCAACGTCGGCGATGTCCAACACGCTGCAATTGCACCCTATCGAGTGTGACCCAAAACTCAACGTGCTTGCTGAGCACTACATCGAGTACGGAGCTGTACAAGTGGCTGACTTCCCTGATGACCCGCGGTTCGGTTGCCTAGGCAACTTTCAACTCGCTGCCAGTGGCATGCCCACCGACCTGCAGTCGGTGGGCGAGCTGTGGGTCACCTATGACGTCGAGCTGCGCAAGCCGTCTCTGGCCGTGTCGACAGGCGGACCTGCTGAGTATCACCTCAAAGGCAACTGTGAAGGAGGGAGCGAGTACAACACCATAGAAGAGAAATGGAAAGGATTTCCTTCTGTGCCGTTCACGTACACGTTCACCGGCACACTTGCTACTGGGGGGATCATTCTGCGGTCACAGTACGCTGGTTCATACATCATCAACGCATTCGCAAACGGCACGGACCTGCCTGCCGCGAGTACGTTCATCACCCTGGGTCCTGGAGTAACGGGTGACGCCATACTCTCAAGTGCTTCTGGGCCTAACGATAACTACGTGGGGCACGGAGCATCAGCCAACGAAAGTGTAGTGATAGCCACTGTTACGTTCACAGCTGTGGACCAAACAGTGTTCCTGTCTCTGCCAGGGTTGGCTGATGAGAGCTTTTGGGACGTCATCGCAGTGCCACTCAACAAGACCGTGAACGGGCGGCGGCGCGCTAAGACCAACCTGGACAAAAGGTTGGCTGAGCGTGACGCCCGTACCAACGCGCAATCTGAGAGGATTGCCAGACTGGAAAGCATGCTTGCAGCCCTTGACAGGGATGGGCATGCCGGTTCAGCCATGGCAAACCCCCGCTTTGGATCAATACCGCAACCTGGGTCCGCTCCCAAGGCTGTACACAGCTGTGACGATGACGCAGCTGACCGGCTGGCAGCACAGTATACCATGATCCCTGGACGCAAGACAACGCCGTCAACTTCTCGTTGACTGTGTGACTTGCTACTGGGAGAATGAAAGCCGTGTTGCCAGCATCACTCTATCCGCCCCCATGGGTGACCAAGTAGCGATGGTCGAGGGAGAGCAAGTTATGCCTAAGCTGAAAGGCAACGTCTTGTGCGGACAAACCGAGCGCCACTGTGAAATATAGCTCGAAGGTTAAC